GTATGGACCCCCAAGCCCTAGGGCTTTTTGATACCCCCCTGCGCCGACGTTGCCCGCTGGTGGCAGGCAGGGCGCTGGGACGGGGACGGGATCATTTAAACCAAAAGGGGCGCTGTACGGGCATCGTCAGCGTTTCCAGTGATGCCCGGGATCTAGGGGCGAGCCATCGGCATCGCACCCTCGGGCCTTGATGCTGCCGACGTTGCCGGATCGCGTCACCCTGCTGTGGCAGGATGGGCAAAGGCTGCGCAGGTTCGACATTGCGTCCTGACCACCGCGACGCCGGGGCGTGATGTGGTCAACGTGGCTCGCCGGAAGCCGACAGCCTGGCGTGCCGCACCGATGCCCGTCTCGATCCAGTGTCGCAGCTCGCAGCTGGCGCCAGAGGCGAGATGTGTAGAACGGATCACCTGGCATCAGGAACCATCCCGGCGGCAGGCGCAAATGTAGAGGATGGCGGAAGCCTGCCACTCGACCCCCGGGGTCGTCAAGAGGGAAATGCACAGGATCTGGTATTGCGGCATGATTTCCAGTCTAGGGGTTGTGTGCTGGCTCATTCCGGCAGCCCATAGAACCGCGCCAGGCTGTCGAGCCCTAGGTGCAGCAGGGCCATGCCGACAGGCCCAGCTGCATCCCTGCCATGGCCCAGCTCAGCCGCCCAGGCAGGGGCCGCGCTCTCAAGCCAGACCACCGCAACCACGACCTGCTCAAGCCGGGGCTGTACGCCCAGATGATCCAACGCCGACCTGACGCGCTTGCGTGCCGCGAACTGCCGCTCGCTGGCCGCCATGCCGAACGTCGCGCCATCGCCACCACCTGCCGACAGCAGGTTGGGCGTCACCCTCGGGGTCAGCCCTGCCGTGTGCATGTCCTCTGCCAGACGCGACCCTGCCGCCCATTGCCGGCGGTTGACCTGGCCTCGGGCCATGTACCGATCCAGCGGGCTTTGGTCCAAGAACCGGCGCCTTGCCGTACCTGGCGGGGCGTCGGCCACATCCTCGATGACCTGCGGTCGGGCCATGCTGGCCTGCCCCGTCGTGAACGGCTCCAAGGGGCGCCGCCGATCCTTTGCTGACTTTGCCATGGTCGCCTCCTCAAAACGGAATATCGTCGCCATGCTCCCAGTCGATGGGCGGTTTATGCACATGCACGCCCTTGACCACAGCATCAGGGAACTCTTGCAGCACTGCCACGACCTCGGGGCTGCCCGCGACCAGCTGTTCCAGCTGCGCCATCGTCCACAGCCGACCGAGGATCTCGACGGGCTGGGGGCTGCGGCAGATCGGGGGCGTCGGCAGGATCCCGATCTCGGTGGCGACAGCGTCGAGCTTCTGCCATGCGCGGATCATGGCCCCGCCATGCACCCTGACCTCGACCTCGGAGCCCGAGGCAATCGCCAGGTCGAACTTGTCCACCTGCGCCAGGAACCGCTGCCGCCATTCCGTCGGCACGCACCGGGGCAGCATGTCCATTCCCCATTTCCGTTCCATCGCCGCCGCGACCTCATCGACGCCGGCGATCAGCTCGCGGATCACCCAATCGGATGGGGCCAGGGCGCCATGGGGGTCGGCCAGCTTGGCGGTCGCCGAGGGGGTCGATGGCTCGCGGTAGGCTGTCGGGTTGGTGACCATTATTTTTTGCCTCCTGATCGCCGCACAATTCCAATCATCACACATCACACGCCCCCTTTAGGGGGTGTGATGTGATGTGATGTGTGATGCGGTCCGTGTGATGCCCGTGTGATGCCGTGTGATGCCGTGTGATGGGGTCATTGGATCACCCAGACAAAATCACCAGAAACGCCGATTTTGCCTTTGCGATCAAGCTCTTGACAAAAGCGGTGCCAAAGAGTGCGCTCGCGTGTGACGTTATCGGGCGGTGTGATGGCCCTGTGACGCATCTCCGAGCGCCAGACCTGCAGCCGGATGGCCGAAACCACCCGTCCGTCGATATGCCGCTGTTCGGCAATTCCATCTGTAGCTGTAAGATTTATTAGTGCTTTGAGGGCTCCAGCAGCCCCGTCTCCGAGCTTAATTGCCTTCCTGGGGGCGTCTGGCAGACCCTCCATCGGGCGCACCACGCAGCTGGTAACCACCTTGCCACGACGGTTGAGGCCCAGCTCAACGACGTCCAAGGCGAACCCGAATTCACCCTCGACAGGCATCTCGCGCTGCTTCATCACCCGGGCCACCGAGTGGTCTGCACCCTCTTGGCGGGATACCTCAATCTCGGTGTCGGTCGCCGCGCGCAGCAGGCTGTGGCCTCGGGCGCCTGCCGCCAGATCCTTGCCAGAGTGATGGACGAACATCAGATGCGCGCCGGTGGCCTGCCGGATCTTGTCGCCGTTGATGACCAGCGCACCCATGTCCTCGGGGCTGTTCTCATTGCCGCCGGCCATGGCCCGGGACAGCGTGTCGATCACCACCAGGCGGATCGGGACAGCGACCTGGTCGGCTGCCTGCTGGATCAGGGCAATCAGGCGGGGCGTGTCGGCCTTGGGGTCCAGCAGGTTCACCGACGATGGCACGATGCCAAACGGCACCTCGACCCCATCAAACCGCTTGTGCTGCCGGTAGGCCGCAACACGGTTGCGGATGCCAAAGCCGCCCTCTGCGGCCACATAGATCACACCACCGGCCTCGACCGCCTTGCCGCGCCAAGGGGTGCCTGTCGCCAGATGCAGGGCCATGTCGCTGGCAAAGAAGGTCTTGCCGCAATTACTCTCGCCGTAAACGACGCTCATCTGCGCGTCGCAAATCACATCCTCGACGATGTCCGACGCGTCGAGGCTGGGGACGACGTCGCCAAACCAGATCAGCGGCAGCGGGCTTGCCGTTTTTTCAGCCGACCCCAAATCCACCTCGGGCTCGGGCGTCTGCCACTTGACGCGCCCGCTGCTGATCATCTGCCGCATGTCGGCGATGGTCTGCGCCACCGTGTACCCTGGCAGGGTCAGCCCTGCCGCCTGCCCTAGGATCTCGACGTCAGACCAGCCGCGCGTGATCCAATGCCCGACAAGGCGCAGCACGCCATTGTGCCACTGCTTGCCCCCCTGCACCTCGGCCATCACCTGCGCTGCCGTGACGCCGCTGTGCAGGTTGAGCGACGGCCCAGCGGCTGCCGGTGCAAGGTTGGGCCCCTGCTGGGCGGCCGGCTGCGTCGCCGGCGGATAATACCGAGCCAGCGTCTGCATCATATACGGTACGACCGCGAGGCCCTGGCGCTTGCTGATCTCGGTGCGCTCACGGGTCCGCCCAGGCTTCAGAGGCCAGGCGATGCTGCCAGCGAGGCGCATCACGCGGCCCGGGTTCACCACCGAGGGGTCGCCGTCGAAGTGAGCCGCCAAGCCGGCGACCTGCGCCCGCAGCTGGTCGGGGTCGCGGATCGGCTCGTCGAGGCGCCACCAGCATTGCACGCGGATGTGTGGCGCCCTGCCTGTCACCACGATGGTCGTGGGCGGGCATCGGCTGAAGCGCTCGACCAGTTTCTCGGCTGCCGCCTGCTCGTCGATGTCGATCCACAGGCTGGTGGCAGCGTAGAAATCGCTATCCTCGCCCCGGCCAAAGGGTGGCGTGTCGGGCTTGCGCAGCGCCGCGCCGATGAAAACATTCTGGCCCGGGATGCTGTTCTGCCTGACCGCCTCGGCGACGCACTCATCCAGCCGGTCGGTGCCGAACATCACGGCATGCTTCAGCGCGTGCCGCCCCTGCTTGTCGGGCGTCGATGCCGTCCATGCCAGCTCAATCAGGCCATTCTGCGCGCCGTCCAGGTCGCCGCCGAACATGCGCTCCAGATGGATCCGCATGGCGTTTGCGTCGGGCTCAAGTATCGGCATTACGACACCGTTCATTGGGTAACCTGTAGGGTAATATGTGATCCTTGCCCCCCTGCGCCGGATTGCGCAGAGGGCCGTGGCCGCTACTTTTCAGATTGCTTTTGGGAATTCGACGTTAATCGGCCATTTTGACGAACCTGTCTTTCGACCGCGTCGCCACTGGTTCCACGCCATCACAACGTCGCCAGCCATCTGGATACGCTCGTGCTTGTATTTCCCCTGCAAAATACGATCACGTAGCGTTCTGGTCGGGTCCATATCGCCAAGAAACCCGTTCCCTAGCGAAAGCCTATCAAAAAATGCCGTAACCTTATCCGGCTCATGAGCCAAGATGTAGTACGCCGCAACACCAATCTGCGATCCTGAACACTTCAAGCTGCCAGCCACGCGACATCCAATCGCTGCCGCGTCGCAAAGGCGCTCTCTGTCGCTTTCTGCGATTTCCAACACTTCTTCGCCGGTCAATATGCCGGTCCGGCTTCTGTACCCGTCATCAATCATTCTTTTGAGCTGTATCAGCCCCGATAATGTAACGTAATTTGGAAATCCCGCATGCCGCAGGGCATCCTTAGCCGTCTTCTTTGTTCCTGTATCAATAACATACGTGGCCTGTGCGGATTGCCCAAATGCAATGCTCATCGCCGCGGCCACATTGCTTTTACTGATGGCGATCAGCCTATGCTGGCCGTTATCAAGTTCGCCTTTTTCGTTGAAGCTGATGCCATGGCTGTGAACGACCCACTTACCCGCTTGCAACGCCCTCACAAATCCGTCGACATTGTTCACCCTAATTTTTCGATTATTGCCGGCGTTTCGTTCAAGCATAATCTCTGCCATTCGGGGCGTAACCAGCAAAGGTACGCTTTCATTAAAAAACCGGTCCTTGCCCAATTCAATCCGATTAACCAGCCACTGACGAAACTCAGGCTCATGCTGAAACCTCTGCCCAACCGCTAGGTCGCCGTAAAACATTGCCCTGCCCAACGAGCCTCCCGGATGGTTGCGTGAAAATTCCCCATTGTGTATCTGGGGGTTTCCATTAGGATCCGTAAACATCATCTCAGCCTTCCTGTTGTTGCTGTGTGCGCCTCGCCGGGCGCACACAGTCATTTCCGTTTGATCAAAACTCAGCGTCGCCGACGCTGGACTGCATCACCGGCTTTGCGACCGGCGGCGGAACATGCGCAGCCGGCGCCGCCTTCGGTGCTGGCGCAGCTGCGGGAGGTGGCGCTGCCACCACGATGGGCGCAGGTGCCGATGCAGGGGCTGCGGCGTCCATGCTGGGACGCTCACCGGCAGGGTCGGCAATCCACTTGACCACGCTAAAATTGGGGACGCGGGTCGTACCCTTGCCAACCTTCTGCGCAGTGCTGCCGGCATAAGCCAGGACCACAACCATGCCGTGGTTCTCGGCCTGCTGCCCTGCCACCGCCGGCCAAAGGGCCTCTAGGCCCATGTTGCAGCCTGCCGATGTCGTGGCCCATTCGCGCCAGCCGTGGCCCTTCACATAAAGGAACAGGCCGAACCCGCGTTTGTGGTCTGCGCTGGGCGCCTTGCTGCGGGCGCCTGGGGTATCATCCCAAACCCAGTCAGGCGCCATGCCCGCCTCAATCTGGCCCCAGCCGGTGCGCAGGCTGGACGGATCCAGCAGGCACTGGCTGAATTCAATTTCCTCGCCAGACACCGTCCAGGCGTTTGCCGCTGGGCTGAAGCGGATATAGGCACCGCCGCCATTACTTAGATTGAGCATTAGTCTTTCCTGTCGCTGCTATGCCTGGTGCCGCCAGGCGCGGTATTAGATGCCCCAGACGGCCAGCGCCTTTGCGCGAACGCCGGGATCGCTAAACCAGAATTGATCCACATCCGGCACCACATAGGCGGCCAGCTCGTACGGGTCGGATGAGAGGTCGAGGAACTTGTCGATCGTCAGCGCGATGCGCCGCAGCGCCTCCAGGTGCCGCTGGTGATCCTCCAGCCGGTACACGCCCACCTTCTTCGGTGTCGTGTAGGCAAACCGCGTCTCGTAATTGGTGGCAGCCGCATAGAGCGACCCCTGCCGGGCATGGGCCGTGCTGATCGCCGACGACAGCCGCAGCTGCGTTTTGAGATCCACGACGATGCCGTGGGCTGACCAAACGAAATCAAGGAACCCGATAACCGGCACCGGCACGCCGGGCAGCTCCAGGCTGACCTTGTGCTGCCGCCCATGCTCGGGCCGGTCGGGGATGCCATAGGCCCGCAGCTCGGCGAGGCCGACCTGGACAATGCCGGGGATGGCGTCGCGCTCGCTCTCACGCTTCGGATCGCCAGACAAGGCTGACAGCCGGTCATATTCCTTGATCGCCAGCGCCTGGCACTCAGCCACCGGCAAGGCTGGATCAAACAGCCCCGCCTCGATGCCATGCTCGGCAGCCGTGCCGCGATACATGGCGCAGGAGCCCCGGCCACGCACACCAAACAGCCGCTCGACCAGGAACGCAGCAGGCGATCCAGCGAACTGGTTAATGCTGGAGGGGGACAGATGGGCGAACCCATGACGTATCAAGCCGCTCATTGGATTGTGCTTTCGTCGCGCTCAATCAGGATTGTCATGGCGTCAATTTCCTGCAGCAGCGCCCATGCTCTGATGCACGCCGCCACGCCAGCGGCCTGGTCATTGGTCATTACGCTGGATCGCCAGACCCGCATCATCATCACCAGCTGCGCCACCAGGCCGCCCAAGGCTTGTTTATCTTCCTCGGTCATCGTCCGGTGCCTCCGTGCAGCAGCCCGTAGAGGGCAATCAGCGCCGCCTCGGCTCTGCCGTCGTGTTTGACCAGTCGCCATTCGGTGGCGTAGGCCGGCATCAGCTGAGACGCCCGCAGGCGTGCCGCATCCTTGCCGGTCGGCACCGACAGCTGCCGCTTCCACGCTTGTGGCGTGACGTAGGAAATCGGAATGCCGCAGGCAGCGATGGCTGCCTCGACCTGGCCGACAGCCCGGCCAAACGCGAACATGCTGGACACGCCTTGGCCCGGCATCGCACCGACCTTTTCAAACCAGCACTCAGTCGCGCCGGCATCGCGAATAGACGTAACCAGACAGGCCAGATCCAGCTCACGCTTCTGCTTGCCGTTGCGGTCAATCTGCAGCGTCGGCATGTCCCAGACGTCCAGATCGCCGCCTGCGGTCAGCAGGGCCATGGCACCCGACAGGCCCGGGTCGATGCCCAGAACCATCCTCATGACCGCCACCTAAAAAGCCGCCTCGCCACCACAGCCCAGAGGGCGGCAGCAGCGAGGCGCAGGCTAGGGAGGCGCCAGCTTCGCCGGGGGGTACTCGGCTGCGCGCTGGCGGGCGCAAGGGTTGGTGTTGCAAGGGCAGCGCAGTAATCGGAAGGGCAGTCGCACGCGGCGCCGCACCAACGGGTCGTGTCCATTACGTGTCCCTCTTGCATGCGTCGCACATGCGATGGCCTGCCCAGGTCGAAAAAATCTGTCGGTCGCAGCAAAGGCATTTGCGCAGCTCGGCAGCCGCCGAAACGTTGCGCGCCCGCGTCCAGTCGGTGGTCGCCCCATCGTCTGCAAAGGTGATGCGCCGCAGGTTGCTGCCGGCGCGCTCTATGTGGATTTTGCCGTCGCGCTGCAGCGCCAGGATCCCGTCGCTGATCGCTGTGGACGTGCAAGAGAACATCGCGCCCATGGCGTCATTGGTCGGGCATGGTTTGCCGACATACTGGCGCAGAGTATCCAGCAGCCTGGCGCGCATGGCGCCGTACGCGCTCACCGCAGACCCCGAGGAAAATCGGCAGAGGTGCGGGTCGCCCGATACTCAAAAGACCTGCGATTGCTGTCCTCTGCGCAGATGGCGCGCTGGGTCAACATGACCACGCCCATGGCGTCCAGCGTCAGCCAACCGGCAGCCTGCTGGTGCAGCTGCAGGCTCTTGGTGCGGTCAAGACCCAGGTCGCCGATCCAATAGACGTGCCGGTCGCCTGCCGCGAGCTGACGCGCCTGCCGCACCACGGCTGTCAGCGCCTCGGGCGTGGGCCTAGGGGCTTTCACGGTCAGGGCGGTCACAGCAGGGCCTCGACGACCTGCTGCAGCTGCCATGTGGCGTTCTCAATGCTGCCGTAGATGATCAGAGGAGCGGCAAGCACCAGCCATACAATCCCCGCCATGGCGGTAAGCTGGAAAAATCTGTATAGGTTGTGCATGATTATTCCGCTGCGTTTCGGTGCAGTCAGACTGACTGTTTTAGTTAATATGTGTTAGAACAAAAATATCCAAAACGGATATAACGCTAACCCATTGTTGGGGCGTAGGGTGCGCCGCACACAGATCGGGTCTGGAGATGAGCAAAATCAAAGAATTGCGTCAGGCCGCTGGCCTTAGTCAGGCGGCCCTAGGAGCGGCCATCGGTGCTGACGCGATGCTGATCAGTCGCCTGGAGCGGGGCGAACGTCGTTTGTCGGCGGAAACAGCCATTAAATTGGCTGCTGCCTTGTCAGTGCCAGTCGGCCAGCTGATGGGCGACGCTGGCATAGTAGCTAGCGTTAAAGTGACGCAATCGCAGGACAAGCTGCCGGCTGGCGCAACACTGTACACGCCCGGGGGGCGGGATCTGCCAATCAGAGGGCTTGCCATGGGCGGTGACGGTCACATGCAGATGTCATCAGATGCCGTTGACTGGACCTGGCGCCCGCCAGAATTAGCTGGGGTTAAACATGCGTTTGCCTTGTTTGCGACTGGCGACAGCATGGAAGATGCCGTGATGGAAGGCACTATTTTGCTGGTGCATCCGCATCAGCCCGTGCGCCCGCGCGACCTGTGCGTCATCGAGCTGGTTTCCGGTGAGCTGATCGTTAAGCGCCTGCTGCGCCGCACGGCCAAGGAATACCAGCTGCGACAGTACAACCCGCCCATGGATTTTGCTGTGGCTGTAGATGAGATCCGCCATTGCTGGAGGGTCTGCGGCACCCAAATGCCGTAACACTTAATCCAAAACGGATATAACCGTTATGGATTAGCCGGTCTATCATTGCCAACGTCTCCATACGCCCGCTGGGCGCCTTGGAGACGTCAATGCGACCACCTTACGACTGCCACATAGTGCTGGACATCGACGGCCTCGGGTCCGTTGAAGCCGACATCATCGTCACGCCGGGCATGCCGCCCAGATACGGGGAAAGCCCCGACCCCGGCCACGACACTGAATATAGCGTCGGCGACGTTCATCTCTGCGGGCCTCGCGGCGCCATGGTGCTGGTCGATCCTGACCTGATCGCCGTGCGTGATGGCAATGGCTGGCAGCGCCTCACCGATCACCTCATTTATTGCGCGCCCTCTGCTATCGGCGAGGTGCAGCCATGAACGCGCCCCAGCTGCCCGACGCGGTCATTGCCACCGTCCAATACGTCGCCGAAATCGACGGTCGCGGATATTTTGATTGCGTGATCCGCGACGCCTTCACCAGGCGGGTCGTGGACGCCACCAAGCTGTCGCGGGCCGACGCTTGGTTTCTGGATCGTGGTTACACTCAGGTCGGCACTGGCCGCTGGGTGCGGTCATGAGCCGGGTCGCGTTCTGGTGCGACCGGATCGTCGAATTCGCCGGCTGCGCCCTGGTGCTGGGTCTGTTCGCCCTGATCTGGATCGCCACGCCATGACCGCCCGGGATCTGGTAGGCGTCGCCGCCACCACTGTCACCGCAATCGGCATCGGCATTTTGCTGGCATCGACGATGCTGCTGTGGGCAGCATCATGAGCGCCCGGTGGGATGGTCGCATGATGCAGCTCGCGGCTCACGTCGCTCGCTGGTCAAAAGATCCATCGACGCAGGTAGGTGCGGTGATTACCGATCCTAATCACCGCGTGCTGTCGCTGGGCTTCAACGGGTTCCCGGCACGGGTCGCCGACATCAACATGGACGAGCTGAATTACAAGTACGACCGCGTCGTGCATGCCGAACTTAATGCCCTGCTGTTCGCTCGCGGGCCTGTTGTCGGCGCCACCCTCTATGTCTGGCCGATGCCGCCCTGCAGCCGCTGCGCTGGCCCGATCATCCAGGCCGGTATTGCCCGGGTCGTGGCGCCTCAGCCTATCCCGCGCTGGCACGGGTCATGCGCCATCGGCGACGAGATGTTTGATCAGGCTGGGGTCAAATGGGAAAGGTGGACCCATGGCTAGGGTTCTGGTCGCCTGCGAATTCTCTGGCACCGTCCGCAATGCTTTTCTGGCACGCGGGCATGACGCCTGGTCGTGCGACCTGCTGCCGAGCGACGACGGCAGCAACCGCCATATTCAAGGCGACGCTCGGGCCATCCTCGGGGATGGCTGGGACTATCTGATCGTCGCCCACCCGCCTTGCACGCGCCTCTGCAATTCCGGCGTGCGCTGGCTCAATGCGCCGCCCCCAGGGCGAACCCGGCAAGAGATGTGGGCCGAGCTGGACGAGGGCGCCGATCTGTTTGCCACGTTCTGGAACGCGCCCATTCCTCGCGTCTGCGTCGAAAACCCGGTCATGCACCGGCACGCAAAAGAGCGGATCGCGGGTTATCAGCCGCCGGCACAATCGGTGCAGCCATATCAATTCGGCCACCCAGAAACCAAACGCACCTGCTTGTGGCTGCGCAACCTAGCGCCGCTGGTGCCGACCGATGTCGTCGCCGGCAGAGAGGCCCGCGTGCATCGCATGTCGCCTGGCCCGAACCGCTGGAAAGAACGCAGCCGCTTCTTCACCGGCATCGCGCAGGCGATGGCCGAGCAATGGGGATGACCATGCAATTCATCGTCGAATGGCTGCGCCGGGGCGTCTGCGGCGAAAACATGGGCTGCGCCCCTCGGGCTTGCGCCTGCGCCCTCATGGAAGATGCAGCCGATCACATTGAGCTGCTGCAGGACGAAATCAGGCAGCTGCGCGCCGGTCAGAAGGGGGGCAAGGATGAGTGACATGTCTGATCAGCCGCTATTCCACCTGACCCCGCGAGAGCTTTACGACCTTTTTTGTGCTGCGTGCGACTGGCCGGTCCGGCAAGAGATCCGCAAGTTGCGCTTGGTCGATCTGATGTTCGTTTATGCCATGCACAAGCGCGCCATTGCCAATAATCCCGTCTATGACCGCGACGAGCTGCTCCGCGCCATTGAGGTTATGTTTGAGGGGGTCGGCCATGAGTGACATTGCCGTCGCCCCTAGGGTCATGAGCCGCAAAGAAGCCGCAGCCTACGTCGGGCTCGGGGTCGATGCTTTCAACCAGGAGGTGCAGAGCGGCACCTTCCCCCAGCCCTTGACGCTTGCACGCACCCGCAGAGCGGTATGGGATCGCGTGGCCTTGGACAAGGCGCTGGATGCACAAATGGGAGCTGCAGTCGATGATTGGGAAATCAGGAAACAAGCCTGGAAAAACAGGCGTCAAAATCGTCAGAAAACGGCTCGCTGACGGCACGATACGCGAGTATCGCTATGGGGTCGCGGACGACGCACCAGCGCCCTCGACGCCGATGATTGCCACCATCATCAGGGCCTATGAGGCCAGCCCCGAGTGGGCCAAGCTGGCAGCTCAAACGCGCCGGTATTGTCGCCGGAACCATGCCACCATAGAGGCCGCGCTGGGCTGGATGAGCCTCGACGACCTCAACGCCAAACGCGCCAGGTCGGAATTCTATGCCCTGCGCGACAGCCTGGCCGATCGCCCGGCGACCTCGATGCTGGTCATCGCGTCGCTTAAAACGCTGCTGTCGTGGGCCGAAAAACGCGCCCTCATTGAGCATAATTGGGCCAGAGGCGTCGGGTCATTGTACGAGGGTGGCAAGCGCCAAGAACTGATCTGGACGCCCCAGCTGCAGCAGGCATTTATCGCCGGATGCGACCGGCCTGATGTGGCTGCCATGTTCCAGTTTTGCGCGCTGACGGCGACGCGGATCGGGGACATGCTGGCGCTGCGCTGGTCGCAATTTGATGGCCGCTGGATCCGATTTAAGCCTCAGAAAACGACCCGCAAAGACACAACGTTAACCGTCAGCCTGCCGGTGTTTGCGCTGGCTCCGCTGGCGCAGCTGCTGGACGCCATGCCCCAGGGGGAAGCCGACGCGCCAATATTCCCGCTGGCTGGCGGCATCACCTATATGGACCGGGGCCAGAACAGCGTGCGAGCTGTGACGCGTGCTGTGCGTCAAAAAATCAACGCCGAGCATCTGCACTGGCACGACCTGCGCGGCACCGCGATCAGCGCCTTGTTTGCCGCCGGATGCTCCGACGCCGAGGTTGCGTCGATCTCGGGCCACAAAATCGGCGCCGGCAGCATGCTCGGTGCCTATGCTGCCCGTGGCGACGACCTAGCGATAAACGCGTTTCGAAAACTTGACACCCACCTGGCCCGTCCCGCCGTGGTCGTGCCGTTCCAGCCGCGGGTCGTGGTTGCTTAACGCAGTTTCCAGCGTTTTGGAAACCATTGGAAACCAAGTCAAATATCCCAATGAAATCATAGTGCCGCGCTTATATCGTCTATTCGAGGTGCGTTGATTTCATTGGGATAGTTTCCGCACAAATGCGGAACATGGGCGGCAGTTTCCGACCTGCGCAGCTGCCGGGGTAAACCATCAAGAGAACGAATAGGGCTCGACCTTGGCGCCGCAAGCCCGGCACTGAACCGTGCCAGCGACTGCCACATAACCATCCGCCGCACCGCAGCTGTCGCACCCTGGTCGGGCATCCTCGGGCCGCTTGGCCGGGACAGATTGCTGACGGTATTTCCTCGACGCGAGGTCGCGGGCGTATGGGTTCCTGCGGATCATGGGGCCACCTGCGACGGCATGTCACACAATAAATAGATGCTGGTTTTTGCGCACCTAAGATGCGGGAAAATCCCGCTAGAACGGGTCAATCCGGTCGGGCATACTTGCCCCTTGGGCGACGCCCCGGGGTTCCCGTAGGGGGGCCGGATAGACCCGCCAGGGCGACCTGGCGGGTTCTGTTTTTCACAGCAGGCCGATTGTGAGAGACAAGCGGCAGTTTTGTGAAACTGCAGAGGATTAATCACGGGCTTGCCCGGCAATCAAAACCCGATCAAGAACGTGCATCGTCGGCAAATGCCTGTTTCATCGACATGTCAGAGCCGACGTGTTCGGTTTCGGCTCATTTCTCGACATATGATCAAAACCCGATCAAGAACCGGGCGCTTATTTCCGCGCGACCCCGGCCACCTTCTCCACTGACCTCATCGTTCCGAGCCCGAGGAGCCCCATGAGGACGGTTGATAGGGTAGACATATCAAACGGGATGACGATGGCGTCGTGGCCGCAAAGCTCTATCAGCCAGTTGAGCAACGGCATCAGGATAAAGTGCGCGGCAAAGGCGCCACCGCATGCCCAGCCGACAAAGGGCCGCCAGCCGCTGACGAAGATATTCGTATTGGCGGCCTCTAGCTTGTTGATGTCGATCTGTTGCTGCACCGACGCAATCGCCGCCTGCGCCTGCGCCATCATCAGCTGCGCCTCTGCCGACGCCTTGGCCGCAGGGTCGGGCCAGATCTTGTCAATGGCGGTGTTCAGCAGGCCGGCGACAGCACTAATCGGATCCATGTGGCCTCCGTTGCGTCAGGTTGATGTTTGTTTAAGACTGGGGTTTAGCTAAGGAGAACAGACATGAAAAAATGGCAATTATTTTTAATTGCATTTTTTGTTTTGCCCATTTGTGCAAACGCCGCTCAAAGCACCACAGATGAATTTTCAAAAGAAACTCATACAACTGGAGAAATGCACGAAGAAAAAACTGGCTTATATAACGTTTCTTGGGGTTTAAACTCATTTCAAAATAAGACAACCAAGATAATTAGAGACGATATTTTTTACATGGAAATATATGACGCCCCATGGAGACGGTACTCAAGCGCACAAACTGACGAAGCGGCAGATTTAGAAGTGGTGATTTTAAGGCGCGAGGTAGTAGGTTGCTACCAGTCGGCCCCATGTGCATTGAACGAGGTGGTGGTAATTCACCTTCCTCCAAAGTTTCTTGAGCGCAGGTACAAGGGTTTTAAAGTAAGATTGGTCGGGAACGGCGTAAGCAAAATCATCACCATCTCACAGCAACAGATTGAGGAAATCTTTTCTGCTCAGGGGCGTCAGCCCTCCAGCCGATAAAACGAGTGCGCCCCGATGATCACCGTGGGCGTCCTGCCGCGAGCCCAGGCGGTGCGCTCAGCGATCCGCGTGACGCAGTAATGGTCAGCCTTGCCGGTGGCATCGACCAGCTGGCCCGCAACAGCCTGGCGCGCGACGCTGGTGCAGGTCTGGAAGGCCGCGCCGACAATCGTGGCAGCGTGCAACGCCCGATAATTCGGATCGTCAGGCAGCCAGCAGGAGAACTGCCAAAGGGCTTGGCAGATGCTGCCGATGGCAGGGCCGCCGAATTGTTTGATGCGAGCCGGTCGAGCCACCACCACCGCCTGCCGGTTGAGGATGACCGACGCGACCGCCTGGATGCCCGCTAGGCTCTCGCCCCGGGCCTCGCCGTATAGAGTGCGGGCCAAGATGTCGGTGTCGCTCCAGGTAGCCGCTGGCGCCGTCATTTCGGCACCGCCAGCATCCGCTCGGCGATCTCGCCGGCACAGGCCGCGTATCCGGCCAGGTCGACATAGTCGTCAACATTGTGGGATCCAGCGCCTGCCCGAGCCACCTTTAGCAGCGCCATCATCAGGGCCGCGTCGCGGGCGTCGAGCTGGGCATACACCTTGATGCGGTGACCAAGGTAGGCGTTCCACAAGGCCGCGATCTGCCGGTGCGTGCCGACCATGTCGCCGTGCGTCTTGGCCCGATCACCAGACACAATCTCTGCCGCTCGGGCGGCAATGCTGCCAGCGTTCATTTCTTCTTCCCGCCTTCGATTGCCGACAGCGCTGCCGGCTTAGGTGTATCGACGCCGTCCCGCAGCCAGGTCGCCACGCGGTGAGCCATGGTCACAAATTCCTCGGGCGACACGCGCGTCGGCTCCGACTGCTGCACCACCACGGCCAGGGCAAACATTCGGCGCTTCTCATCTTGCGTGTCTGGCACGTAATCCTGCCCAGAGGGCTCGGCCTGCTCTATGTCGTCGCTCATTTGGCGCGCCTTTTTGTTTCCCAGCGTTGCCGCTTCCACGTCAGATATTCCGCCGCCTCGCCGACGTCCGCGAAGCACGACAGGAACGCAGGCCCTTCGGCCTCGGGGTCGATCACCGACACAATGGCCGCGCCATGTTCCTGCCCGCCGTGGCCGAGCTTCATTGCGTAATCGTCGAGAAACTTGTAACCACGGGCGCGCGCCGTCCAGTAAACCGCGTTCCGGTGATCGTCCTCGGTGGCCGCCAGCGCCCAATTGTGTTTATGCCCGCAGATGTACAGATCCGCCGCGCCGGTGAACCGTGCCGCCTTGGTCGGGCCATGCAACGGGTTCCACATGGAATGCCCCGGGAAATCATGGCTGGCCCAGATGCGGGCCTCGCGGCCATTGGCAAAGGTCAGGCGGAATTGCGCTGCCCAGTCAGCCATCGGTGCGCCGCCCCTGGCGATGCGCGACAGGGCGTCGCCGTTGCCGCCCCAGACGTCGTGGTTGCCCAGCAGCAGCACGATCCACTCGACGCCGGCCTCCCCAAACAGCCATTCGACGAGCTGCTTGGCCGTGGCCTTGCTTGTGTCCTGCGCGGCATAGAGGTGCGCCAGCCTGCCAGCCCAGTTGTTTTCAACGTCGCCGAGGTTGGCGGCAAACATGCCCGGTGTGTCGCGGATCGTCGCCAAATGACGCCGCAGCAAAGGCCAGTTGCAGCCATTGTCATCGACGTGCGGGTCACCCAGCCAGGCAATGCCGATAGGCCCGGGCTGCTTCACCTTGACCTGGAACCACTTGCGCGCCGCCTCGGCAGCATTGCGCCGCTCAAAATCCGCAGACATGCGCTCAATGAGCTGATCTGTCGGCACTCGGGCGTCGGGGAACACCGGATATTCCAGTTTGGCCGCCGGCTTGATTTCCCAGTTTGGATCTCGGCCCAACACCTTGCGCGCTGACCTGTACCGGCTCTGGCAGGTTCCATACGGCAGATCGGGGAACAGCCGACGCAGGGCGATCATCACCGCGCCAGGCTTGTCGCCGGTGGGCAAACCCGGGGGCGAATAACCGTCGCGCAGGGCCTGCTCGATGGCAGCAAAGATCGCCTCGGCCTGCGACCGGGGGATGGATGCCTGGGCCATCAGTGTGGCCTAAAGCCAATACGATCAGCGACCCAGCCGACCGCAGCAATCAGCATCACAGCCAAGCCGCCAATCTTGATGAACAGCCACCAGGCGCCTTTGCCCATGTTGGCGGCAGCGATCAGCTGGTCGAGCTTTTTGTCCATGCCGCCCAGCCATTGCTCGGTGCTGCGCTTCCATTCTTCAAGCGATGCAATGCGTTCCTCGGGGGTCATGGCCGCCTCCTAAAACATCAAAAGGAAATTTGAGGTAACAGGCGTGTAGGTCACGACGATCAAGCCTTGCTTGCCCGTGCCGCCGCTGTTGTTCTGGCCCCTGACGCCGCCACCGCCGCCGCCATACAGGCCAGCCAAGCCACCATCACCGCCGCCAACGCCACCACCACCACCGCCACCAGATCCATAGCCAGACCCAAGCTCAGTGCCGCTGCCACCGGCGCCGCCTCCACTAGAACCACCAGCGCCGCCGGAGCCCGCATTTCCCGCGCCGCCCGTGCTGGTTGATCCGGTATTGCCCGCGCCGCTTCGGCCAGCTGCACCACCACCGCCGCCGCCGTAGTTGGCAAGCGTGCCGTTGATGCCATTGCCACCGCTGAAAACCGTAGATCCAATGCACGATGCCGAGGCGCCACCAGCGCCGCCGCCAGTTCCATTGCCATTGGCTCGCGATGATCCAGTGCCACCTTTTGCCAACGCGCCTTGCGCGGATGTTGTCGGAGCGGATCCTGTGTTGCTTAGCCAAGTATCGCCACCCGTGCCGCCGTCGACATAGCCGACGCCACCCGTTCCTGCCAAGCCGATGGAAATTGTGGCTGACGATCCCGGCGTCAAAACAAGGTTGGTTGTTTTGGCGTAACCGGCACCACCGCCGCCGCCGGAAGATCCGCCGTTGGAGGTGGTTACAATGCCGCCAGCCGTTCCACCGCCACCGATGCACTCAATGCTGTTGACGGGGCCGAAATCGTAAGGGACAGACCACGACGTTCCAGACGTCAGATAAACGACGGTATCGGCCATCAGCCTGCGGCCTCCTGATCAGAGGGCGGGTTCGGGTTCACAATCGTTTCGGTCGTCGGGTCATAGGTCCAGCCAATGTCACAAGGGTCGGTCACAGTAATGCCGACCAAGATGCAACCCTCGGGCGCGGCATCAATCTTGGGATCGGCGACGATCAAATTGATTACCGACCAAGTATCTTTAGAGACAACAGCACAGCCCATGTCAGTCGCTCCTTATGCCTGCTGCGACACGGCAACCACATCCCAAAACGCTGCGGCATTATTGTAAATGCAGCCAACGTAAAGCACTTTGCTGATTACGGTTGTCGTTGGCAGCGCGCTGTTGATCGCCCGAAAGCCGCCGGTCGTCGTTGTCCAGGTAATTGCTCGGGCCGTCCCATTGTCGAGGATGCGGAGCGTCAGTTTCTGTCCATCGACAGGCGTGCCAGACGGCACCGCAATCGTGATTGCTCCAGTCAGGCCGGTCATCACGTACTGGTCAGCCGTGTCGCCGGTAGGCGTCATGCTGCCAAGCGTTGTGCCTGCCGTAACGACGCGCGGGTTGACGCGCTTGTTGGTCAATGTGTCGGTGCTGCTGATGGTCGGCACCGCCACAGACGCCACATTAAGCGCCGTAGTGGCATTGAGCGTGCCGGTCACCGTCATGCCGGTCGTGGTCACCCTGGCGCGCTCTGTGCCAGCAGCAGAAAACCCGATGGTGTCGGCTGCCGGCCTATAAAGGCCCGTGGCAACATAACCGACCCACGACAATGTCGGTGCGCCAACCGCGCCAGCGGCCAGCTGCACCTGATTGTTCGTGTCCAGATAAACCGCCTTGGATGACGGCAGGATGTTGATGACTGTCTTGTTGCCTGCGCCCCAGTTGACCGCAGCGCCGGCATTGCTGGATGCAATGATCGCGGTGCGCGCCAGCGTCGTGGTCGCCGACAAGGTGCCGAGGCCGATTTCCCAGTTTCCAGCCGTGTCTAGCGCCCGATAGTAAACCGTGTTGCCGACGCCGACGGTTGCGGCAAACGTTTGCCGCCCGGTCGGTGCCGTGCCGCTGAGCGTGTAAGAGCCCGTGCCGGTCGTGGCCGTCGTGTCTTGGACGATGTCATTAAGTTGTGCCACGGATCACCTCACAGGGACTGACGGATTTCGTATTCGTGGCCCCAGGTGCTGAATGCACGCTGGACGATGCCGGTGGATCGGCTTATCCGGCCCAGCACGCTGTCGCCCTGGATGTAAGCTGACGACGGGTCCGGCACAAACAGCACTTGCCCGCTGGCCCCGGCGACGCGGTCCATCTCTCGGGCATAGGTGCGGGCCTCTGCCTCGGTCAGGCCATCAAAACTGAATGACACAAAGCGTCGTTTAGGCCCGAGGTTGACGTATTCGGCGCCCGACCTCGGGGATGTGTCGATCTGGCTGCCATCGGTCCAGTTTTGCCCCCAGCCGTAACCGAAATTGCGCCCTGGCTGCCATGCCGCACCGACCCACAGCCTGCCGGCTTGGATGTAACCAGGCGTCGGGCTCAGGCTGGATGCGTTGATTGTCAGGCGGATGTACCGGGCAGACAGGGGCGTTGCCAGCACATAAACCCACAGGCCATGCCCTGCGACCACATTGCTTGCGCTGGCCGCCACAGACAGCACCGCGCCTGCGCCTGCAGCCGTGATGTCCAAAGCAATGGCAATGGTGTCGCTGGCAGCGATGTTGAGGCCGGCCAGACAGATCACGCCCACCGTCTGGGCTGATCCCAGATCCACCTGCAGATAGGTGTTTGTCGAAGCGTTTGATCGCCAGACCTTCTGAACGACGCTGTCCTGCACATTGCTTGCCGGCAGGGTTGCCACGGCAGAGCCTGCCGAGGCCGTGCCGCTGTCCGCCAGATTGACCCAGCTCAAAACGCCGTTTGCCATTGGTCAGCCCCACAAGGTCAAGGTCATGCGCCGGGTGGCGAAATTTTCGCTGATGCCAATGACGCGCATATCCTTGCCGCCGGTCAGGCCTTGGCGCCCGTAGGTCAGATTGACCACATCGCCGATGTCGATTGAGTAACCAGGAGCCGACACCGTGACTTGGAAGATGTCGCGGATCACGCCGTGCAGGCCCATAAAATAATCAGCCAGCGCTTGCGCGTCTGCAGCATTGTCAAACCAGGATTGCACCACGGGGCCATCGACCGCCTGCAGGTAGGAAATGCGCAGGCCGGAATTGCTGGACGTAACGCGCCTGTTTGCAAGGGACAGGAATTGCCGACGATCCTGCGTCACGCTGCCAACAAGATCCGTCGACTGCACCGTCCAGTTGCGTTGATAGTTTACGGTGCGCTGCCAGTTGAGCGGGTTGGTGCTGTTTGGCAACGGCACCACGCCGAACTCCAGCACGTCGACTTCCGTCAAATAAAGAGTTGGCGAGCTTTCGCTTGGCGACCGTAGGCGATCCACCGCGATCAAGCCGGAACGCTTTGCCCCCCACCATCCACCAATGCCTGCCATCAAGGCAGACAGAGCGCCTGAGACGGTCATGCTGGCGTCGGTCAGGTAAATGCCGGAGCCCAAAAGCGTTTGGTAGGCGTCTACAGCATCAAAAGACGCAGTGTCCAAATTGTCTAAAGATATGCCGCCGCGCGTCGTCAAAATGCGCTTGCAGATTGATCCGGTCCTTGAAACGTAACCCTGATAATTGTCGCCCCGCACATCTGCCGTGATCTGCCGCGACGGGCTGGAGGCCAAACGAAACATTCCTTGCGCCAAGCATGTCCCAAAAGTGCCTGCCGTCAGAGATGCTGCAATCAGGGCGGCATAAGTTGCGTAATCGCTGCCCGCTGTAACCGCACCGCCGCCCTCATAAACCGCATCAATCGCAAACGTCTTGCCATCGTGTATCTGATAGACAAGGTTGGTGGGGTCAATAAATGCCGGGGTTACATTAAGCACCTTGCCAAAGGCCAGGGGCTTCGGACGTCCAGCCAGGCCGCTGGTGCCGTCGGCCCCGCCGGTGCCGCCGTAAAGGCTCGGCTGGATCGGCACGTCCAACAGGTATCCGTTGTCGCGCACGATCAGGCGCACCAAGTCGTCGCCCGTATCGTATCGGATCGCCGAGCCCGAAAACATGGTCGTAAATGTTGAGCGGGCCGCCGACCGAGCGCCCGACAGGATGGTCACGTTGCGGCCATCAACGGCATAGGTATTGACCACGCTGTCGAGGTAGCCGTCGCCATTGGCAAACTCAATGGCCCCCACCTGCAAGGCCACGCGCCTGTCCAGATCGGGCGTCGCCGGGATGCTGCGATCAATTACCAGAGGGGTAATTGCGCGCCCGTCGTACCAAGTATTTGCCGGGCTATCGGCAGGGGATGAGGTCCAGCCGCCGTCTGAAAAGTACAGGGTCGTGGCGTCGGCGATTGGCACCTCAGCATTGCCAATAGAGCCCCAGGCTTCTGCCGCCCAGGGATCATTCCACAGGCCCAGATACGACACCGCAGCCGGCGCCCGCACCTGCTGTTCGATCAGGTAGACGACATCAAAGACGCTTGCCATATCAGGCGCCTCGCGCCTGGCGCAGGAACTCGCCCAGCTGCTGCAGCTGCAACCGCATGGTGACAATCTCGGCCTTCAGCGATGCGGTGTCCTCAGACTGCTGCGTCGTCTGGGCCGCGATGGCATTGACCACCGGCGCCGCCGATGCCGCGCCCATGGCTGCCATGCCGTCTGTGCTGATCTGGCCCGACAGGTTGCCGATGCTGGACCGCACGAACTGCTCAATGGTCGTGTATTCCGACGTCGAGGTGCCAAAAGCATTTGCCGCCGCCGACAGCAGGTTGTCGGCATAGCCGGTGATGTTTCCGATGGCTGATGCGTCGCCGCCCTGGGCCGACGACAACGTCGATGCAAAGCCGCTCTGAGCCAGCGCCAGGCGATCTGTTGGGGATAGGGACGAGCTGGCGCCGAACGCCTGCCGGGTCAGATAATCGGTCAGATGCTGCGTCTGGGCTTTCAGAAGCGCCTCGCGCTCCATGCCCGATAGGCGCTCCACCTGCACCAGGTCGGCACCGATGGTCGTAGCCTCGCGCAGCCGTTGTTCCTGCGCCTTCTTCAGCGCCGTCCAGGCAGAGCCCAGAGGGTCGAGGGCGCCGGTGATTTGGTCGGTGATGGCCTGATTGTAATCGGTTGTGAGCTTGGCCCGAGCCTTGACGCGGGCCTCCTCAACAGTGTCCTGGCTCAGGCCATATTTTTTGGCCTCCTCCGCCAGTGCATCAAATTGCTTGTTCAGCGCTTTAATGGCGTCGGCTGCCGTGTCAATGGGGTCCGCCGCCTTGCCCAGGCTGTCAAACAGCTTGGCAAAATCCAGCGCTTTGCCGACGTCCTCGGCAGTCTTGACCACGCTGGCGTGCAGGACCGTGCGCATGGTGTCAGTCAAGCCGGTCGAGGCGTTTTCCAAGATGGCCTTGATGATTGTGCCGGCGGCCACATTGGGATCCTTGCCGACGCCCTGACCGCCATAGCGCTCGCCGCCGATGGCGTCCTTGGAAAACCCGTCAAGGTATTTGCCATCGACTGAGATGTTGCCGTACAGGCCGGTGCTGAACTGGCTGGTGCCAAACTTTAGCCCGCTCGCCAGGCGCACGTCGCTGTTGCCGGTGATTGCGCGCAGCGTCGTGGCAATGCCTTGCGTCAGCGCCATCGGACCCTTGGACGAGCCGCCGTTGTCCGAGCCCTCCCGCGTCGAAAGCACCTTGCCCATCTCATCGACTTCGACACCGGCGCCGCCATTGGGGCCGATGCTGGGGCGAGGGCCAAATAGGCCACCGATGGCCGATCCGATAATGCTGCCACCGACCGCGCCCCAAGGCCCAAGAAATGACCCAGCGATGCCGCCGATGGTGCCGCCGATGCTGGAGCCGGTAGACCTGCCAAGGCCAGCCGCGCCCCATAGGCTGCCGATGCCGTAACCGATGCCAGCGCCTGACAACACCGACGAGAACGACGTAGAGCCCAGAGCGCCTGACTGTGAACTGAACAGGCCACCGCCATGCGCGCCAAAATCTGCGACAGCAGACGCGCCCGATCCAAACAGGCCAGACGACGCGCCGATGCCATCCAAGAAGGCCGTTGTGCCAGAACCGAAAATAGAGCCGCCGCTAAACAGATTGCCCAGCGTTGACGCGCCGCTGGACAGGCTGCCCATGAGGTCAAAGCCGCCACCGCCACCCATCGCACCGCCGCCGGTCGATGCCGATGCGCTGCCGCCAAAACCAAGCGACCCGACAGCGCTTGCCACGATGGGGGCAATGATCGGACGGATAATCGCGTTTGCCGCAATTTCCTTAAACATCTGAATGGCGTAATTGCGCAGGTTGGCAAACATGCTTTTGCCGCTGTCGAAAATGTTCACGAAGGCCGACGTCAGGTCATCGGTGACCTTGGTCGTGACGCGGTCGAACTCGGCATAGTTGGACTGCATTTCAGCGATCTTGCCGGCATTGTCGATGTAGGCCTGAGACTGTTCCTTCGACAGGTCGATGCCTTTTGCCTTCAGCTCGTTTTCAGCCTTCAGCCGGGCCTCAAGGATTGCCCGCTGCTGGGCGGTCTGCCCGACAAAGCCGGCTTCCTGCTGCAGCATGTCGAGCTGCCGCTGTTGTGTGGCCGTGTCACGCGACAGATCAGCATTGCGGGTTGCTTCAGTTGCGCCGGTAAGCCGTGCGATGTAGCCGTCCAGAACCTGATTGTAGTTGGCGCTGGCCTCGGTCGTTTCCCGCAGGGTCAACAGGCGCGCCTTCTCAGCAATCGTCACCGCATCCACTGCGCCCTGCCCTTGGGCATAGGCTGCCGCCAGGGCGTCGCTGTTGCGGGTCTGATCGGCAATGGCCGTGGTCTGCTCGGTGTGGATCGCGCGGACTGTAGCCGCTTCCTTCTCCACCGCCGCCGCATGCGCCAGCGCGCCCATGGCAGCCGACTGCGATGCCGCTGCCGCTTCGGTGTTTGCTGCCGATGCAGCACGCTGGGCGGCCTCGCCCTTGCCGGCGGCATCAGCGCTGCGGTTGGCGGCATCGACCTGCAGGGTCAAATTGTTGGTGTAATCCAGCAGGGCCTGCGCCTGCTTGATGGTCACAGCCTCAAGAGCCTGGCGGATCCTTGCCTCAGCCTCTTGGCCGACCAGAGCCTTTTCCGTGATCTCGGCCTCAGCCCTTTTCAGCGCCACAAACCGCTCGCGGTCCTGCAAGTTGCCGATCCCTGCCGCCTGCCGCTGGATGTCGAGCGACACTTGGTTTTGTTCAGTGTCGTGCGACAGCGTATCAAGGCGGGTCAGGTTGGTGTCCTGGCCGGCGCGGTCGCGGGAATAAACGCCTGTGCGTTCCTTGAAAATCTCAAGGGCAAACCGCGCCTGACGCACTGCGTCGGCATTTAGTGCCATGCCCTGCACCAGGCCGGTCAAATCCTGGCCTGACAGCGCCAGGTCGCTGGTGCCGCCCTTGCCCAGAATGCCCTGCGCATTGGCCGACGACATGTCGGTGCCGACCAGGTGCGCCCGCTTTTCCTCAATTTCCAGCAGGGTACGAGCGACACCGACTTCCTGCTCCAACGCCTCGCGGCGCTTCTTCATCGGCTCGTGCATGGTGTCATAGGCTTTGCCGCCTGCCGCCACTGCCTCGTTTAGTTTTTTCTGTGCCGCCTCTGCATCGCCGGTGATCTTGCTGACCAGCGCAAAGGCCCCGACGATGGCGCCCAGCGCCACCACTGCCGCCGCGATCTCTGGGGCAAACGCAATCATGGCCGCGCGCATGGCGCCCATGGCATTGCCGGCCCCGATCAAAGCCGGGGCCGTCTGGGTCGCCTGCGTGATCAGCGTTTGCATAACGCTGCCACCGGCGGCAATGGTCTGGAATGTGTTCACCGCACCGGACTGCAGGATTGCCATGTTGGTGGCCGAAATCTTCAGCCCGGCTCCTGCCGCCACAGCCCGACCGCCCAGCGTCTCCAGCGCCTGGCTGGCGTTGACTGTTCCGGCGTTTAGTTGCTCTGCCGTCGTGCGCACGCGGACCTGCGCCTCGCTCAATGCCGTCGCACGGGCCGCCGCCTGTTCCATGGTGACGTCGCCACGCTGCAGCTGGGAGTAGAGGGTGCCGAGCGCCTTGGTCAGGCGGTCGTCCTCTTGCGACAGGCTGCGGGTTGCGTTGTAAACGGGATCAAGGGACCGGAGCATGCGGTCAAGCTCAGCCGATGCCTGCCTGGTGACGCGCGCCGATGCCTCGACCCGCGTCTCAAGCTCATCCGTGCTGGCACCTGCGCGCTGCGTGGCGTCGGCATAGGCCGATGCACCACGCGCCAGGTTCTCAAAGGCGCGCAGCGCGCCCTCGGCAGAAATGACGATCTCAGTGACGATCTGCTCGGTCATTCTGAGATCCTTCGGCAAAGACATTGAGGCGGCAGGCGTCGAGATGGCGCAGCGTCAAGACTTCCCAGGGCAGCAACAGCCGCCCGGTAAGCCTGGCCCACGCCTCTATTTCGCTGTAGCCGATAGGGCTGGGTCCAAAGCCTGACGAGCCGCGTGCGGCATCAAGCTCCAGAAACCAGTCAAACAAATAGGCCATGCCCGCGGGCATTGGCGGGCCAGCGAGATCAGCCAGGATTTCCGCCTGACGCTGGCCCTCGACGCGGTCAGCCAGCCCAATCAGGGCCTCGCGTTCTGTGGTTCCATCTTCGGCTCGCCGGTCAAGCCGGAAGCGATGCTCGGCGAATTCGATGAAGCCCCGACGGGCCGCGACAAAAAACTATCGTCTGCCGCCAAGAACTCCAGCACCTGGTCGTAGACCCGGCCATAGGATGGATCCAGCAGCAGGCTGACAGCGGCATCCTCAGAGAATGCCACGTCGCAACCGTTCAGCCGCACCGGCGTCCAGCCCAAGATGCGCTCAGCCACGATCCGCACGTTCTCCTCGCGGATTTCCTCGGGCGTGCGCTCTGCCGCCTTCCACTTGCGGCCATTGGCTGCGGCCTGCTCGCGCAGCCGCTCGTCACCCAGACGCTTGCGCGCCAGGCGATTGGACAGGGCAATGGCCTTGGGATGCGCAGGCCCGGCAAAAGTGATCTGCCAGGTCGTGGGCTCGCCGGTCATAGGGTGCAGCACGGTCATGGTGGCCGTGTCGGCTGCCTTTAGGGCGGCCAGGTCGAATGCTTCCATTGGGATTACTCCGGTTGGGCGGAGAGACGGGATCAGACAGCGCCGGTTGCGCTGACCACGATGTTTTCCAGATCGCCGGCGTCGACAAAATAACCGGCCGTCTGGGCGGCTCGGATTGCGTCGGCGAGGTCGCTGCCCTGCTTGCGCAGGACGGTTGCCACGTCGGGGGCCGCTGGGGCTGCCGGCGGGACGATGGGCTTGTCATCGGCCATGGTGTGGGCCTCCTAAAAAAGTGTGGTGGCAGCCCCCCAACGGACTGCCACCACCACGCGCGCGTGTCTCGGGTGTGGGCCGATCTCAAATATCAGGGGCTGATGAGCTTGATCATGGTGGCGTCATAGGCGCCGCCGCGATCATCCGCGCCAATCAGCAGGGGGATGGTCGCAGTGCGCGGCCCCTCTGCGCCGATGCCGGATTTCTGGTCACCAGCAAAGGTCATGTTGGGAATGTAGACGTGGATGTAGTTGGTCGTGCCAAGCTCGTTCAGCATCATCGACAGGCTCAGCTGCGTTTCAGACAGGAACGAAGAAACCCGGCTCAGATCCTGCCGCAGGGCCGTAATGCTGCCCTGCACCTGGAAGCTGTTGGTGATCACGTCAGGCGTAACCGTCGCACCGACCACCGGCAGGTTGTTGGCCTGCATGTCGATCTGGATGCTGGCCGCCGTGATATCGACGGCTGCCGTCGAGCCGATCAGCAGCTGAGCGTCCACCGCCGCCAGGGGGACATTGGTGCCGCCAGACGAGGGCGCGGTAAAATACGGGCTGGCCGCGCCGGTCGTGACGTTCATGTCGGCGCCGATAATGCCAAACTGCGCCTGCACCAGGTTATTGGGCTGAAGGCCCATCTGCAGGCTGGTGATGCGGCAGCCGGTGAAGATCTCAGACGCGTCGATCTGGACTTCGCTTTCCTCAATCGTAAACGAGCTGTCGGTCAGGCCCTGCACCAGCTTGCGGGCGCGGGTCGCCGACCAAGTCGCCGCTGCCGTCGCCGTGGTCAGCGTCTTGTCCACCGTGATCACCGTGGCGGTCAGGCCGACGATGCGCAGGTTTTTTGCAATGTCGGCAGCGTTGAGGCCCGAGGCGAAGGTGATGACGTCACCGACGCGCAGGCCCGCCGTAATCCACGACCCGGTCGAGGCGGTGATGGTTGTGCCGGTCGGCGTCACTGTAGCCGAGGTCATGCTGGCCTGAGTGAGTGTCACAGCTGCGGCCCAGCTGGAGCGGAACGACGCCGCCAGAAAATCGTCGTGGTTGGCAAAACACAGGTCGCTGACATAGTTGCCATTGACGTTGCGGAAGCCGTGGCGACCGCGCGACATCAGGCCGTCAGCGCGAACCTCATTATAGGGGATCGCCTGCTTTGCCAGCGTCAGGCCGCCTGAGGATACCCGCAGGTACTTGGACGTGCCGCCGGCAGACGCCTGCGTGTTGTAAGCACTCTCGACACCGTACACCACGTTTACGCGGCGTTGGGACTGATAGGCCATGATATCCTCCTATGCCAGCGCAGCGCGTCAGGCGATGGTCAGGCGATGTAAATGTAATCAAAGGGGATGCTGACCATAAGGACGTAATCATCACCATCCTCATAGCCTGCGACACCTGCAAAGGTGCTGGGCGCGTATGACCGCACCGTCGTACCCATCTCGGCATAGGCAAAGACATTGCCAAACGCGTCGGCCACCGTCATGGCGTCGGTCGTTGAGGTGCCGAACGGCACCACCACGTAGGCCCTGATCAGGCCAGAGTGCCGATAGGTGCCAAGGTTGTCGGGGGCGCCCGTGGTCAACATGTCGTTGATGCCGCCTAGAACCTCGATCTTGACGAACGGCACCCGGGCGCCGGATCCATCAAGGGGCTTGCCGCCTTCATCGACCGGCTCAGCGAACCGCTCATTTGCCCACGCCCACCGATAGACCGTGAACTGCGCCACGACCCTGTCGCGGATGGCGCTGACTGCTGGCCCCAGGCTCATGTCAGGCTCCGATCACAAGGGCGGGGTACATCTCAAACCGGCGCCTGGCGCTGCGGCTCTCGCGGGTCACGCGACCGACGGCGTAGCCGGGGAATTGCCGATATTCAAACTTGATGGTGGCGACGTTGCCGTATCGCTGGCGCAGCTGGCGCACCGCGATCTCGTACACGCCATCGGGCGCCTGCAGGCTGGAGCCCTTTTCAATCTTGCGGGCATAAGGCTGCAGGTTGGCGATGACAATCTCGGCCCCTGGCGGGATCGACACGACACCGCTCTCATATTCCATCGCGTCGGTCTGCCTGCCGTTCACAAACAGCAGGTGCCTGTCGCGGTAATGACCAATGCGACCCGGGCCGTCTGGCGATAGCTGTATCAGCAGGGCAAACGCGGCATCAATCACATCGCCGACCAGGGCAATGTCGTAGACGATCACACCGGCAGGCTTGACCACATCCTCGCTGGCGCCCCTGACGCCATCGACAAACCGTGTCACCGGATGCCTGCCCTGCTGCGCCTCGACCTCGGCGAGCTTGCGCCGGGCCACCCTGGCGATCAGGGCGGATGCCTGCGCCGGATCCAGCCCCCGCGTCAGCACGATCTGGCTGACTGCAAAAGCCTGGACGTTGCGACCCACGATCAGCCCTTCAAGCCCAGCTCGTACCGCACCACGACGCCCTGCATTTGGAAAGGCCGAACCTCGATCACCGCCCGCTCACGGGTGGCGACCAGAACCTTGTCGCCGACACGCGGCACCGTAGAACCCAGATCGGTGGGCGATACGACCATGGTGGCATCGTGCTGCGCTGGCAGGCTGCCGCCGGTTGCCCGGTTCTCACCAGAGACGCGATAGAGGCCCGTCAGAGCCGTTTCTGTGGCCGTCTGGCTCGGAGGCGTGCCAGCGTACCGACGCAGCGTCACGGGCTGCCCTGTGGCCCTTAGAGCCCTATTCAGTGCAGACAGCGCCGCCGCCGGGGTCATGCCGCCACCGGGACGCGGTAATTGTCGATGATGCCGACAACGCTGTCAGGCAGGCCGGATCCGGCATTGCTGCCCAGGTCATACTGAGCCGAGTAAACGCCCGGCACCGCCTCGCCCTTTAGCAGGGGGTCGCGGGTGCGGGCCATGTACTGGGCCTTGACCATGTCGATGGTCGCCATCTCCAGATCCACCGGCAGGGTGCGAGATCCACTGGGCGGCAGCACATAGCCGCCAGCATAGGCGACCACGATGCGCACCGTGCGCCAGGCCATCAGGTCGCCATTGATGTCGAGGCGCCACAGCTGGCCGCGCGCCTTGTCCACTTCATAGTCGGTGCCTGCGGTCAGCGTTGTTCCATCCTCGGTAACCGAGGTAATCGTGGTGACCGGCCAGCGGGTCAGCTGCACCGGCGACAGGCCGCCCGGGACGTTCCAGGGATAGGTGTCCATGCTTGGCCGGATCGCGTCTTGCACCGTTTCGAGCGCAAAGACCCGGTTGCAGTAATTGGCGATGAGGCCGCTGGCCTGGCCGATTGCCAGCGTCAAATAGCTGTCGTCGGTTGAGCCGCTGATGCCGAGAACAGATTTAACCGTGTCCAGCGTCGTCAACGCAAACGACCCGGCAGGCGTCGTAACGGTTGTGATGACGTTGGTGTCCAGCATCGGTCAGGCCCTCTTGCGATAGGTGCGTTGGGCGCGATCCTGTGCAGGGGGCGCGGCACCCTCAGGCGCCTCGGTCTGCACAAGCTCGGCAATGCCTCGGGCCACAAGCCGGTCCGCGATGCTCTGGTCAAAGCCGGCGATCTCACCGGCAATGTAGGGCAGCGAGGAAATCAGAAACTTTACAGCGATCATTGGGAACCGCCTTTTAAGTGATGTGGGCCGGTTGGGCGGCCCCCATCATCAGTAGGTCGTGGACGGAACCGTGTGGCCGACCGAGGCCACGCGATCCTGCCCAGCAAACACCACCAGAGCCGCCACCTGGGCGGTGTCGGTGCTGCCGGCGGAAAGGTCGGGCGTGTAGGCCACGCGGACGTAGCGCTTTGCCATGGTCAGGTCGATTTCGCCGAGGCTCAGGCCCGTCTCGGTCGTGCCGCCGGCGCCGCCGGTAAGGCCCGCAACAGTAACCGTGGCGAAATCAGTGAAATCACCGTCGGTCGTGGTGGCGCTGTGCTGCAGCTTGGCAGTGACAGCCAGGGTGGCCGAGGCCGCCAGAACCGCGCGAGATGCGATCTGCACAACGCAGGACAGCGCCAGCCCGAGGGCAGCACGGTCAAGGGTCGTACCCTTTACGAGAGTGTTGTCGCCGGTACCGGCGGCAGTGAGGATTGAAAACGCGGCCAGCTTCGGCGTGACGAGCTGGCCGACGTTCTTTAGAAGAACGATGTCGGACATTTGGAACTCCCAAAATCAAAGGGCGGGGCCGACACAATGCCGGCCCCGGTCAGCTTAGCTAGGCTCAGGTCGGGGACCACTTGACCGCCGAGATCTGGGCAATCGCCAGATCGTGACGCATCTGGAAATCATGCTCGACGATGGCGCGGATGATCGTCTGATCATTGGCGAAGGCCGACACGTTGTTGGTGCCGCCGTCGCTGTAGCTGCCTTCCAGCGACACGCTGAGCTGCAGCTGCATGCTGTCGAGGATCATGGCCTGGGCGGTATCGACCAGGTAAACCTCGCTGGCGTCAGTGCCGGCACCGAGGTTGATCGGCAGCTGCGTCGTGGTCTTGTACGGATAACCGCGCAGGGTGCCGCGCAGCATTTCGTCGCGGAACACGAAGAAGCCATTCGTGTTCTGCACCGTCAGCAGGTATTCCTCGGTCCGAGGCGCCATGAACCAGGTCGGGCTGACCATGGGGACATTGGCATTCTTCAGCTTCAGAATTGTTGCGCCCAGCTCGGCGGTAACCGTCGCCAGAGTGTACGTCGCATTTGAGCTGACCACGTTGGCCGCCGGCACAAACGAGGCAAAGCCGCGAGGCGTGCCGAGGGTGCCGTCGCCGCGCAGGAATGCCTTGTCCTCAGTGCGAGCCAGCGACAGGACGATGTCATCGCGAACGATGGCGTCGATTGCCGGGTTGGAGTAACGGACCATGTCGTTAGACACCGGCACCAGGACCGTGAGCTTCTTAAAGCTTGCCTGTACCTGGCCGAATGTCGGCTGGCTGACCGTGGCCGCCACGTTCTCGCCCTGGTAGGCACCGACGGCGCCGGCAGCGAGCTTCGGGATGGTCATGGTGCCGCGCGGCATCGGCACGACGCGAGCGCCAGACGACCGCACCACCGTATTCGGGCGCAGCAGCTCGATCACCTCGGCCATGTAGTCCGGCGGAACGATAAAGCCGCCAGACTGGCCGTTGTTGGTCGCCAGCGCCTTGGTGACGGGGTGAGCGTCGCCATAGGTTTCAGCCGCCCAGCTGCGGGCGATAAAGGCATTGCCGCCTGAGGCGATAGCCGCCTTGGTCAGACCGGCCAGCACGGCACCCTTTTCGAGGGGCTGTGCAACCGTGGCAGCAACCTGGCCGCCGACCGGCTGGGCCTTGGTGGCGCTCAGGGCCTGCATGCGCTCGGCACGGGCAATCTGGGCGTCAAGGGCATCGACCTCGCCGGCGGCGTCGTCGAATGCCTTAGTCTCGTCAGCTGAGAGAACGGAAGCGCCGTTAACCAGCGCTTCCATCTTCTCAACCAGAATTCCGCGCTCAGCGCGGAGGTCAGACACCTTTTTCATCGGTGGGGCTCCATCATGGGCTGCGGCGTTATCCAACGCTGCGCTCGGCTTGCCCAAGGCCGTGTAGGGCAGACGCTCAACCTTTCAGCTGGGCGCATATCAACCGACGCTTGCGGATGTCCAAAGACATCGTCTCAGCGCCGGAACTCTCGGACCCTGCGTCAAGCAGGGCCGAACAGGTCATGTAAGCTTTGCGGGCTGCCTTGGCGGCCTGCTTGGCGTGCGCGATGGCCTCGGCGACCTTGGCGGCAGAGGCTGCACTGATGCGTGCTCCTGCCCTGGTCACCGGGGCGAATTCGTCGTCGCCCATGTCGTCGTATTCCATGGGGTCGTCGGTTTCAGCAGCCTCGCCGCCCAGCAGCTCAGCTACTTCCTCGACCGTCATGTCAATTAGGATCTGGCCCAGAGTATTCATCACTGCGGCCAGCTGGTCGGGGATCGGCGAGCCGTCGCCCTCCATTGCCGCCTCATATTCGACGCACTCCTCAAGGGCCGCGATCTGCTGCAGCAGGTCAGCAAACCATCCAACCTCGCGCAGGCCCTTTATCACCCGTGCCACGCCATCGGCAGGCATCCGGCGAGCAACGACCGTGGCGCCGCGATTGGCCGGGACCGACACGAACGAGAATTCCATCAGCTCAGACTTGAGGAACCGCTGGCCCTTGTAAGGCTGGCCCTTGTCCATCGGCTCGCTGTCCATCGGCATAAAGCCGACCGACGTTGCGTTGACGACGCCAGCCTTAACCAGGCCGTAAACCTCATCGGCCTTTGCGCTCACGCCCTCGGGCGGGAACTGCACCAGAGCCTGCAGGCGACCATCGACGACACCGATCTCAATGGCGCGGGCGATGGGCTGTTCGGGGTCATGGTTCCAGAGAACCACCGGGTTCTGACGATAGGCGGCCAGGTCGATGCCGCTCTGCACCACCATGTCGCCGGCGCGATCCACATCAGCCGTCGAACAGATCACGCGCACCTGGCGGTCGCCGACTGCGAAACTCTCAGCGCCATAGGCGCGGCGAACAATGGTCATGGCGGGCCTCACAGGGTTACCGGCTGGGCCGGGTCGGCTTTGCCGCCATCGGCAGGCGAACCGCTCATATCGGAGCCTACCGGCGCCATGTTGAGAGGCTGCATCAGGGTGTCGCCACCATCGACGGGGTCCAGCCCTTCGGCGGCGCGGATCTCATTGGTGGACAGGAACCCAGACAGTTTGCCGACGCGGTACGCCTCATATCGGCTGGTGATGTCAGCGCGCAGCAGGCGCGACAGGTCGAACTCAATGAACAGGTTTTGCGTGTCCAGATCAAAGGTTCGCTCAAACTTGCTTTCCCAGCGCTCCAGATAGGACATCAACACGTTGTTGACGTAATCCTGGTCCTGGCTGTTGATGCTGGAGTAGCTGCCCTTGACCTGCACACCGATCTTGTTCAGCGGCATGCGGAACAGGCGCGCAATTTCTTCGACCTGGAACTGCCGCGACGCCAGAAACTCCATATCCACCGATGTCAGGCTCAGGGCCTGCCAGTCGACGCCGTCCTCTAGCACCGCCGTCCTGCCGGCATTCTCGATGCCAGCATGGGCCGCTTCCCAGGATGCTTTGAGCCGCTTGGCCGCTTCCTCGGTGAGCTTGTTCTTGATCTTCAGAACGCCCGAGGGCCGGGCGCCGTTGCCGGCGAGGCGGGCCGCATGGCCTTCCTGCGCCAGCGCCAGGCCAATGGCCTCACGGGCCAGAGCGATCCGCGACACGCCTACCAGGCTGTTACTCGACAGCCAGCGCAGATGAAACACGTCTGCCGCCGGCACCGCCAGGGGAACATCACCAAGCACAAACATTTCGTGCAAGCCCGACCGGCTGATCTGATAAAACAGCTCGCCATCGGGCGCTTCCAGCATGGTCACGCGATCGGGGTTGACCGGCACCAGCTGCACCGGCTCGCCGCGCTTGCCCCGCAGGATCACCGCATAGGCATTGCCACGCAGCAGCAGCGCCGCCGTCATCTGTTCGCAGAACTCAAACCATGTCTGCCAGCCATTGGGGCGCCGCAGCAGGCGGGCCACCGGATGATCGGTCACCAGCTCGCGGCCTGTCGCCGTGCGCCGATAGAGGCAAGGCGCCAGCTTGGCGACATCCTCCGAAATAATCGAAACGCAGGTCATCACGCTGGTGACCTGCATTGACGTCGCCTGGCTGACCAGCATGCCGGTAGCCGAGGCATTGGCCCCGAGAGGCGCAATCCAGCTGGACACGCTTGCGCCGACGCTCTTGGTGCGCCCGGGCAGAATGCGTGACCAGATCGACATGCGTATTCCTCTCAGAGAACCAGGACACCGCGCGTCTCATAGACGCTGGTTTCCTCGGGCCGCCCTTGGCTGGCGCCGACCGCCATGCACAGTGCCACCATGCCGTCGATGCGGCCTGTGGCCTTGCGCTTGTCCCATTTCCTGTTGCCGCTCGGATCCGACGACAGCACGGCAGACGCTGAATTCCAGCGCAGGACCGGATTGCGCTGAATACTGATCGAACCGTTCACAACTACTTCTTCAAGGCTGCCGACAGATCGCGGCATCCACAGGGCGGTCGTCGACTGATAGCCGGCGAACCCTTGGCCGTGCCTGATCATCCGCAGGCCGATGCCCTGGCCCTTGTCGTCATCAATCCAGGCGTCGAACCCGATGTCGTCGCAGGCTTTCTGAAACTCATCAATCTGCGCCTGGTCAAACGCCATGGCCTCGACCTTGTGCCGCGCGACCAGTCCCTCGACAAACTGCGCCACATGCGCCTTGTCGATGATCCTGCCGTCAGCGGCAAACAGATGGCCCTCTTGCACCCATGCCCTGTAAGGCACGTTGTCGGTGCGTGCATGCTCGTCCAGCGTTTCGCCCGGCGTCCAGAACCATGTCGCTGCCGACAGCCGCCCGTCAGGGTGCCGCCAGACCGCCGCCAGAGCCGTCAGATCGCGTTTGCTCGACAGATCCAGACCCAGCCAGCACGGCAGGCCGACCATCTCGTCAACATCAAAATCAGCCTCTGAGGCGTCCCACAGATCGCGGTCGATCCAGGGCGCCGAGGCGTCTGTCCACTGGCAAAAATTCAGCCGCCTGACGATGGCCTCTTTTGCCGGCATGCCGCGCGCCTGGGTCACCTGCTCGCGCAGGTACTTGTCGGTGAATGTCACGCCCAGCGAAGGATTAGCCTTGCTCCAACAGCTCTCGTCTTTGAACGGGTCGTCACCCTCGTCGAGGGCGCAGACGTAGCCGAAAAACGCGTCGTCGATGATATCGCCGCGCGCCACTTTCCCGGCATATTCGTGGTACTGGTAACAGACGCCGGTGCGGTCAGCGCCGGAATTCGTGATCATAAAAATCAGCGCCTGGCGCCGACCCTTGGTGCCTGCCCGCAGCATCTCGACCATCTGGTTATCACGATGCTCGTGAACCTCGTCCAGCAGGGCGCAGTGTGGTCGCGGGCCGGATTGCCCGTCATCGCTTGATATGGGCCGAAAGAACGACCCGGTCGAAAGGAATGCGATGTTCCACTCACGACCAGGGCCGCCAGAAAACGTGACGCGTTCCTTCAGCGGTGGCGACTGCCTCACCATCGACACCGCGTCGCGGAACAGGACCATCGCCTGATCCTTCTTCGACGCGGCAGCGTAAATCTCGGCTCGCGGCTCCTGGTCGCCGGTCATCATGTAAAGGCCGATACCAGCGGACAGCGGCGACTTGCCGGCGCCCTTGCCTGCCTCGACATAGCCAATCCGAAAGCGCCGGTAACCGTCGGCTGACTTCCAACCAAACAGCGACCCGACGATAAACGCCTGCCACGGCTCCAGCGCAAAGGGCCGGCCTTCATGCTCGCCGCCATTGAGGCGCAGCACGTCCTTAAAATATCCAATCGCTCGACCAGCTGCGCCGACGTCGAAGGTCAGGCCCCGGTCGCCGCCTTGCACCAGGTCGCGCAAGTGACGCTCGCAAGCGGCCTTGACGTGCGGGCCAGCAATGGTTGAGCCATCAACGACCGCCTTGGCATAGGCCGTGGTCAGGTCGTCAGAAGTAGCCGTCGGCGGGGTCGGACTTTTCCGTTGGCGGGTTCGCTTTGATCCGGCTTCTGGCACTAGGCGTCATCCCGAATTCGGCGGCATATCGCACCATGTCGGTGGCCGCCTTGTGGGCCGTCCCGACCAGAGGGTTCTGGATCGCATTGCCATTGGTTGTCGTGATCATCAGGCCACCAGTGACCGGATCAAGCTCAGCCATCTTTGCAATCGCTCGGGTCGCCGTTGCCCAGATGCCGTAAGACTGGCAATAGGCTGCAAGCGCCGCTCGGTCGATGTTTGCCAGCAGGCCGGCCTCGTACAGAGCCACCGACACGCGATCCCATTCTTGCCTGCCATCTGGCAGCAGATGATCCGGCGCCTGCGGCAGCGAGGGCGCGACCTTGGCCTCGCTGGCATTGACTGGACGCTTCCCCGGATTTCCCGCGATCAGCTTTAGGTGCGTGGGCTTCGGTTTTCTGCCTACGGGCATTGTAACCTACAAGATTGTGGGAAATAATTCCCAGATGAAGATCGCCATAATCGGATCGCGGCGCCGAACAGACCGCCAAACAATCGACGATTACGTCGCTACGCTTCCCGCTGGCACCGTGGTCGTGTCTGGCGGCGCCCGTGGCCCTGACACCTGGGCGGCTGATGCCGCCAAGGCTTGCGGCCTGGACGTTGTCGAATTCCTTCCCGATCTGGATGACGTCCGCAATCGCGGCGAAGCAACCAGGCGGTACTACGCCCGCAACCAGCAGGTCGTTGATGCGGTCGATCAGGTTGTCGCCTTGGTCGCGCCAGACCGACGCGGCGGAACCGAACACACCATCAAGTGCGCCCAGCTGGCCGGTAAGCCCGTCATCCTGCTTTGACCTCGCCGCCCAACCACGCCAGCGCAATCACCGGGGCAGCCTGTTGACGCAGCAGGGTTGCCGCTTCCTCCAGATGCCAGCCTGATGTTGCAATGTCGTCCAGCAGCAGGATCGGGCCTGTCGGCCTGTTCATCCACTGCAAAGGCGGTAGGTTCTTGAATTCTTTAGGGTGCGACACGCCCTTTACAGGCCGCGCCTCAAAAGCCCAGACCACCGGGCATTCTAGTTTCACCGCGACCGCGCTGGCGACCATGGCCGCCAGGTTGGCTTCGTATTTCTGACTGTGACCTGGTGCCACCGGCACAATGGTCATATTGCCCTGCGGCCAAAACATTTTCTCGACCGCGCCGGCAATCTCGGTCGCCATGATCTCAACCAAAGCCGGATCCAATGCCGCCTTGGCCGCCTTGATCTGGGCAATGGCCTGACGTTTGGCGTCCGACCGCCACGCCCGCAGCGTGTGATACGACACCGCATTCCGCGATCTGACCGATGGTCGCCAGACCAGCCCGTCGGTCATTTCGGATTTGGCGACAGCGACGCGGGGGCGCCGCAGGCTTCACTTTCTGCTCTGTCTGCCAGCCCATCAGGGCGGCCAGGTCGGACATCGCCAGCAAAATGAAATCCTGACTTCTCAAATTGCGGCGCTGAACACGAAGG